CGCTCGCGCCGCATCCGGCAGGAAACGCCGGACCGAATATGCCTCTTAAGTATTTATCTGATTCTGCAACTGAATCCTTCCGCTCAAGCTAACCCCGCCATTATCAACTATGCTTTTCTCTTAATTCGCTGAAAACAACAGTAAAAGAATGAGGAAAGCATCATGCCACTCTTAAAGCTCTGGGCAGGTTCACTGGTTATGTTGGCAGCCGTGAGCCTGCCGCTACAGGCGGCTTCCCCCGTTAAAGTCGGTTCAAAAATCGATACCGAAGGTGCGCTACTCGGCAATATCATTTTGCAGGTGCTGGAAAGCCACGGCGTACCGACGGTGAATAAAGTGCAACTCGGAACGACTCCTGTGGTGCGCGGGGCGATTACTTCCGGTGAACTGGATATCTATCCGGAATATACCGGCAATGGCGCTTTCTTCTTTAAAGATGAAAACGATGCAGCGTGGAAAAACGCGCAGCAAGGTTACGAGAAAGTCAAAAAGCTCGATTCGGAGCACAACAAGTTAATCTGGCTGACGCCCGCGCCTGCAAATAACACCTGGACTATCGCCGTGCGTCAGGATGTGGCAGAGAAAAATAAACTCACTTCGCTTGCCGACCTGAGTCGTTATCTGCAAGAGGGCGTCACCTTCAAACTGGCAGCCTCGGCAGAGTTTATCGAACGCGCCGATGCGTTACCCGCGTTTGAAAAAGCCTATGGCTTTAAGCTCGGTCAGGATCAGTTGCTGTCACTGGCTGGTGGCGACACGGCGGTGACGATCAAAGCCGCTGCCCAGCAAACCTCTGGCGTTAATGCTGCAATGGCTTACGGCACTGACGGCCCGGTAGCGGCGCTGGGGCTGCAAACCTTAAGCGATCCGCAAGGTGTGCAACCTATCTACGCGCCTGCACCAGTGGTGCGTGAGTCGGTGTTGAAGGAGTATCCGCAAATGGCACAGTGGCTACAGCCAGTCTTCGCCAGCCTCGATGCAAAAACATTGCAGCAACTGAATGCCAGCATTGCTGTGGAAGGACTGGATGCCAAAAAAGTGGCTGCCGACTACCTGAAACAAAAAGGGTGGACGAAGTAATTTCCCGTGACTTATTTCCGTATTAATCCTGTTCTGGCGCTGCTGCTGTTGCTGACGGCAATCGCAGCGGCGCTGCCGTTTATCAGTTACGCGCCTAATCGTTTAGTTTCGGGTGAGGGGCGTCATCTCTGGCAGCTGTGGCCGCAAACGATCTGGATGCTGGTGGGCGTTGGTTGCGCCTGGCTGACGGCCTGTTTTATTCCCGGTAAAAAAGGCAGCATTTGTGCACTCATTCTGGCGCAATTCGTCTTCGTATTGCTGGTGTGGGGCGCGGGAAAGGCGGCGACACAACTGGCGCAAAATGGCAGTGCGCTGGCGCGTACCAGCTCGGCAGTGGTTTCTGGCTGGCTGCGGCGCTGGCATTGCTGGCCTGTAGCGATGCCATCCGCCGAATCTCCACGCATCCGCTGTGGCGCTGGTTGTTGCATATGCAGATTGCCATTATTCCGCTGTGGTTGCTGTACTCCGGCACGCTTAACGATCTCTCACTAATGAAAGAATACGCCAACCGTCAGGATGTGTTTGACGACGCGCTGGCACAACATCTGACGTTGCTGTTTGGTGCGGTGCTGCCTGCGTTAGTGATTGGTGTGCCGTTGGGCATCTGGTGCTACTTTTCCACTGCTCGGCAGGGGGCAATTTTTTCTCTGCTCAATGTCATTCAGACCGTGCCTTCGGTGGCGCTCTTTGGCCTGTTGATTGCGCCGCTTGCCGCGCTGGTTACGGCCTTTCCGTGGCTGGGGAAGCTCGGCATAGCAGGAACCGGAATGACACCCGCACTGATTGCGCTGGTGCTCTATGCCTTGCTGCCGCTGGTGCGCGGCGTGGTAGTCGGTTTGAACCAGATCCCGCGCGATGTGCTGGAGAGCGCCAGAGCGATGGGCATGAGCGGGGCGCAGCGATTCCTGCATGTTCAGTTACCACTGGCGTTACCGGTATTTCTGCGCAGCCTGCGGGTGGTGATGGTGCAAACTGTAGGTATGGCGGTGATTGCGGCGTTAATCGGCGCAGGCGGTTTTGGTGCGCTGGTTTTCCAGGGGCTGCTAAGCAGCGCCATTGATTTAGTGTTGCTGGGGGTGATCCCGGTAATTGTTCTGGCGGTGCTTACCGACGCGCTGTTCGATTTGCTTATCGCACTGCTGAAGGTGAAACGTAATGATTGAATTTAGCCATGTCAGCAAACTGTTCGGCGCACAAAAAGCCGTTAACGATCTCAATCTCAATTTTCAGGAAGGGAGTTTTTCGGTGCTGATTGGCACATCTGGCTCCGGCAAATCCACCACCCTGAAAATGATTAACCGCCTGGTGGAGCATGACAGCGGAGTGATCCGCTTTGCCGGAGAAGAAATTCGCTCGCTGCCAGTACTGGAGTTGCGCCGCCGGATGGGCTATGCCATTCAATCTATTGGCCTGTTCCCCCACTGGAGCGTGGCGCAAAACATCGCTACCGTGCCGCAATTACAAAAATGGTCGCGGGCGCGGATTGATGATCGTATCGACGAATTAATGGCGCTACTGGGGCTGGAGTCAAATTTACGTGAGCGTTATCCGCATCAGCTTTCCGGTGGTCAGCAGCAACGTGTGGGAGTGGCGCGCGCACTGGCTGCCGATCCGCAAGTCTTACTGATGGATGAACCTTTTGGCGCACTGGACCCGGTAACGCGCGGCGCGTTGCAACAAGAGATGACGCGCATTCACCGTTTGCTGGGGCGTACCATTGTGCTGGTCACTCATGATATTGATGAGCGCTACGGCTGGCAGAACATCTGGTATTGATGGATCACGGTGAAGTGGTGCAGCAGGGGAATCCGCTGACGATGCTGACTCGTCCGGCGAATGATTTTGTCCGCCAGTTTTTTGGACGTAGTGAACTGGGGGTGCGCCTGCTTTCGTTACGTAGTGTGGCGGATTACGTGCGTCGCGAAGAACGGGCAGAAGGTGAGGCACTGGCAGAAGAGATGACGCTACGCGATGCGCTCTCCCTGTTTGTCGCGCGGGGATGCGAGGTGCTGCCGGTGGTGAACACGCAGGGCCAGCCTTGCGGCACGCTGCATTTTCAGGATCTGCTGGAGGAGGCGTAAGCGTATGAAGATGTTGCGCGATCCGCTGTTCTGGCTCATTGCTTTGTTTGTGGCACTGATTTTCTGGCTGCCTTACAGCCAGCCGCTGTTTGCTGCCTTGTTCCCACAACTGCCACGACCCGTTTATCAGCAAGAAAGTTTTGCAGCTCTGGCACTGGCTCATTTCTGGCTGGTGGGAATTTCGAGTTTGTTTGCGGTGATCATTGGCACTGGTGCCGGAATTGCTGTCACTCGCCCGTGGGGCGCGGAATTTCGCCCACTGGTGGAAACTATTGCCGCCGTTGGACAGACTTTTCCGCCTGTCGCAGTGCTGGCGATTGCCGTTCCGGTGATCGGCTTTGGTCTGCAACCAGCGATTATCGCCTTGATCCTTTACGGTGTGCTGCCCGTCCTGCAGGCGACACTTGCCGGGCTGGGAGCGATTGATGCCAGCGTGACAGAAGTTGCGAAAGGTATGGGAATGAGTCGTGGTCAGCGACTGCGTAAGGTCGAGCTACCGCTGGCGGCTCCGGTGATTCTGGCGGGCGTGCGAACTTCGGTGATTATCAACATTGGTACGGCGACGATCGCCTCAACGGTAGGGGCCAGCACGCTGGGTACGCCCATCATCATCGGGCTTAGCGGATTTAATACCGCGTATGTGATCCAGGGGGCGTTACTGGTGGCACTGGCGGCGATCATCGCAGACCGCCTGTTTGAAAGGCTGGTGCAGGCGCTTAGCCAGCACGCAAAATAAAGGTATAACCTGCGAGCATGACGCCACCAATTCCGCCTAACGCCATAAACAGGAACAGGGCGATGACCCCAATTTTAGCTATGCGCATATTGCACTCCTTATGTTAACGAAAGGATTGTACAGTAAAGCGCATTTGTTAACGAATCATTAAATGCCGAGTGGGAAAATATCATGGCCTTGTTCTTGCCAACTGGTGAGTTGCTGCTGTTGGGCGGAGGTTCGATTTTCACCGCACCACACCAGCAATGTACGGCCTTCGAATAGTTCAGGGCGTAGTTGATTGAGCGAGTGGGCGAGGACATCAATGCGCCATCCTTGTTGACTGGCAATCCAGCCCTCCAGCCACAGACGGGTGGTATCCTGAATATTCCAGCCAACCACCAGCGCATCTTTACCCTGTTTTTTACGTGCCGAAGCCAGACAAATGGCGATGTAGTTGATCAGTACGCCGTCGAGGATCGCCAGCAGCGCCTGGAGAGTCGGTTGTTGGCATTGAAGTCGTCGGCGCAGAGGAATAAACAGATGTGTGGTGAGTGTCTGGGCGGGGTAATCCTGACCGCGCTCTTTGATCCACGTTCGCAGGCTATGCAGATTGCCGCTTTGCAGGTAGGTCAGTAATGTTTCTTGCTGATCGCGCCAGCCGTTCTGCACATCAACATTTTCATTACTGAGCAGCATTTTAACTTTGCTGACCTGCACGCCGTTGTCGATCCAGCGTTTGATCTCGCGGATACGGTCAATATCGGCATCGTTGAATAGTCGATGACCGCCGTCTGTCCGTTGCGGTTTCAGCAACCCGTAACGCCTCTGCCACGCGCGTAACGTGACAGGGATTAAGGGTAAACTAACTGATTTTACAAGTTTTTATTTTACCCCACTTTCTTATGGGGCATACATGGGACACTTTCAGATAGTCTTTTGTTAAGGAGTTCTATCTGTTCGTGATTGTTGTCTTTCATCCATGCTCCGTAAACATTGAATACCATTTGTGCGTTTGTGTGGCCCATCTGGCTTGCGATAAAACTAGGATTAGCTCCAGCGGCAAGTGACCAGCATGCATAAGTATGCCTGGATTGGTACGATTTTCTGTGTCTCAGACCTGCGCGTTTTAAGATACTTGTCCATGACTCCCTGATGGAGTCAACTTTGTAGTGAGGTCCAGACAACTGCTGCTGTTTTATTACCTGAGGGCTAAAAACAAAAGTACATTTATGCACAGCTGTTCTCCCATATTCCCTCTGCTTTACCTCTACAGAATGTTGCTTTCCAAGCATGGTCATTTCCGCCTGGCTTTTAAGAGCATCAATAGCTGGTTGAACCAGATGAATTGTCCTTCCGGTGCCAGCATCGGTTTTTGGTGGAGTGAATTCGCCAAGTTTTGTATAATTTCTACGGATGGTTATAGTCCTTGCTTTAAGGTCTATATCTTCCCATGCCAGCGATACCAACTCCCCGTGACGAATACCCGTGTATACAGCGAGAATCCACAGGTTTTTTGTTTGTTGATGACGGCAGGCCTCAATAAAACGAATAAATTCGTCACGGGTGAGAGGATCTGGTTTTACCTTGGACTTTTTTAAGGGAGCCAGACCGTTAAATGGGTTTCCTGAGGTATAACCATTATCTGTTGCAAATTGAAACATTCCAGCTATGGTTGTCATATAGTAGTTTACCGTGACCACTGAGCGCCCTTTTATGGAAGAAGTCTTTCCATTAGAAAGCTTTTGGTAACCGGTCAACAAATCTCTCCTTACGAAAAGTAAATCCTCTTTTGTTATGGATGAAACCAGTTTTTTTTCACCTAACATTGGTAACATGTTTTTAATTACTGACTGGTAACGGTTAAGTGCATTCGCACAAATCTCAATTTTCTTAAGGTCCAACCATTTTTCCGAAAGTGCCTTAACGGTTATCTCTCTTTTTCCCAGACCAAAGTATTTCAGGTTAGGGGAATTAGGGAACTGCGCGGCGTAGTCGAAACTCCCCATTCTGATTGCAAAACAAACAGAAGTGCGAAGCTCACCAGCGATCTTCCGGTTTTTGGCGGTGTCAGGAACACCGAGGTTTTCTCTGACACGTTTGCCATTATAGTGAAACCATATACGGAGTGATCCTCCATGGTTTTCAACGCCTGTCGGGTATGATGCGTTACTCATAAAACCTCCCAGACGTCCAGGAGCATTAACAGGTTAACCGGAACTTGCATTTTTGGCACCTGGTTGTTTCTGGTTTTCGATCCATCGCATAATTTCTTCGATGTTGTATAGGCATTCACTGTAATGCCCCGGCTCACCTTCTACAGCGTAATGGCGGTATTCTTTTCCCTGCATCCATGACTTTCTTCTGGCTCGCTCGATGGTGCCAGGCTTTAGCCCTGTTGATGCAATGAGGACTCTCTCCGTACACCATTTGCTGGGGGTTATCTGATAGATGATTGTCTGCATGCCAACCTCATAAAACTTTCATCCACGGCAGTGGCACCACACTTCAAACATTCGCTTCACATCTTCTGTACAACACGGTGTTGTTTATGCAGCGAACAATTTTTACCGGGTAACCGGCACTGTCGGTATACAGTTGTCCCTGATTAATCAGAGCGAACATTTTTTCTCCTGCTCTCTGAATAGTGAGAACTTCAGAGCCGTATGTTTGTAGCGGGTCCAATGCTGATAATTTCTGCTGAGATAAGCATCCCGGCAAGCCAGAGTTCTCCGGACAGGTCTTCATCCTGGCATATCAGTTCGCCAATATTAATGGTGGCCATGATATCCGTTTCCCCTGTGCGCTCATCCAGGACTTCTTCATAAGGCAGCGTTGCGTACAGGCTTTCAATAGCGCAATTGATAACATCCAGTCCGGTCAGATTGCCGCCGACAGTAACTTCGAATGTTTCGCGGTATTCCCATAGTCCGAAAGTTAATCGAACGGTTTGTTTTGCCATGCGTCCGCACGACGTCAGATTCGGGTCATAGTTCATTATTTGCGGTTGAGTATTCTGGTTGTTCATCTGATTTTCCATTAACCCGGCGGTTTGCCGGGCGTGTAAGTTATTTAATCTGGATAAATGGTGTATTGGCACCGCTGGTCATGTATTGCGGCAGAGTACCGTTCCACTTGTTGATGGCTTCCAGCTCCATGACGCCAGGGTTCTGGCGCAGAGCTTCACCGCGTAAACGAATAGCATCGGCCTCGGCCTGGGCTTTTGTGCGAATCGCATCTGCCTGTCCGGCAGCTTCCGCGCGCAACATGTTAGCTTCCGCTTCGCGCTGTTTTACTTCCTGTTCGCGTTGCAGGGTTTTCTGGTTCGCCGTGACTTTGGCATTAATGCTGTCGATAACGGTTGGCGGGTACTCCGGCTTACCCACATATGAGAGACTCATTACCTGAATACCGATGGGCGTCATTTCTGCCTGAATGTCTTTAAGAGCTGCATCCAGTAGTTCAGACTTCCCGCCGTCGATAAATTTGTCAGTGGTCATTTTGCTGGCCAGTCGATTGAGTGCGTCGGCGATCTTCTGGCGCAGGTCAGTGTCGGTAATGTCATCCACGCCTTTGCGGTAGGTCTGAAACACCGTGGTAACTTTGGATGGATCAACTTTGTAGGCAACACCGATGTGATAGCCAATGGTTGTGCCGTCACTCATCTGGAAACTGAACGGCTCATCGTAGGTCTTCATTTGTTTGAAGGTTGGGAAGATGTAAACTTCAGTATTCCAGCCAGTCCAGTAGCGACCAACACCGACCACCTCACCGACGCCTTTATCGTCGCCCAGTTTATTTACTTTGATGCCAACATTACCGGGTTCAACGCGATCGCAGCCGACAAGGCCAATGGTCGGCAGAACAATGGCTAAAGCAAAAATAATTTTTTTCATTTTTTATCCTTAGTGAAAGAAAGACCCTTGTAAATGGCATAAATGCAGGGCGGGGTCAGAAACGCCAGTGCAAAGCCAGAAATAACTGCTATCGTATCCTTCATGGATATAAGGAACGGAACGAGTAATCCGTAAATGCATGCGATAATTGCCAGTAAAATTACTATTGTGAAATACAGTCTCATTGGTATGTGGTATCCCGATATTTTTAACTGACAGACAGCGCAATAAAGAGAATAATGATTTCTGTTATTGTCAGTACTGTGGCAAGGATTAAAAGCAGTTTTACTCTGCTTAAGTCACGGTTGCTTTTCATATAAACGGTTAGTAAAAAACGGAAGAATTATATTCTTCTTAATATTTAATGTGTCACTGGCCTTCTGGCATACCATGAGTATTCAGGTCGTTAATCATTTCATCCAGAAGGAGTTCAAGCCCTTCTCGCCCCATGTCTGAAACAATGAAACCTTTATCTGGGTATGTAATGAGCATTTTCTGATAAAGAAATAGTGCTCTACCCATTCCTTCTGCCTCGCCGTATTTTTGAATTAAATTCCATTCAATATACTGCTGTAAGGCAAACCGAATGGGGCCGGGATATATCGTCATAACCCCATGCTTCCCGTTATATATTACGGCGCGATCTGTTGTTCCGTGTTCATTCGGGACATCAATTGTGCCGTTCTTGTCTTCTTCTTCGTTGATGAATGTCGTCACATACAACCATCGCCACTGGGCAACCTTCATCTCAACCGGAAGTTTTCCCAGTAATCCTGCTTCGTCAGCTTGCGCGAGACACTGAAGGATACGTAAACCTCGCACATTAGGAGTATCGAATTCTCCAGCATCCAGACGGCGTATGGCGTCGTGATAATCAATAGTCATACTGCCTGTTTGTATACCATTGGCTGTTGCTTCAGCCTGGAATTCAGCGTATTGCATGAAATTTATTCCTCATCTTCATCTGCTGGTGCAATAACGTCATATCCTGCCTTTTCTGCAATAAACAGGAATGTTGAAAGATTTCCTACAAATTCATCGTCATGAACATGACGAATTAATACTACTTTCCCGTTTTTGATGGTCAGCAATACTCTGGTTTGTTCGTGTTCTGCTGTTTTCTGATGCATTATTATCTCCCGTATGCTTTACGCAGAAACAAGCAGGCAATATGCATGTGATTTTTCCCGTGTTGTGCAATAAGGCAGGCTGTTTTGTGTGATGCCTTATGTTTTATAAAAGTCATAATAAAACCTCCTGTGGATTAAGTGTGTGATAATCCCCGGCGATTAAGCGTAATATAGTATCTGGAGATGACTTGTTCTATTTAACTGGATAGTTCTTTTTCAGCTGCTGCTTCAGCATAGCAACGTGCAAATTCAAGAACTTCATCACCTGTTCTTTTTATTGCGTCGTTGTCTGACATTTGTAATACGATAACTGCGCATAATAAATTATGGATATTGTTTGCAAAGGAATCCGGTGCCAGGCATAAGCCTTCATACTTATCATGGATATTGCCAGTCATTGTTGCTGCTCCTTTGCTTCTGATTTTCCCGTTAACAACCACATCAGGTCACAATTAAGAGCACTGGCCAGTGGTACTATCTGATCAGCTGGAACTTCATGGATGCCGCATTCCCAGTCGTTTATGGGGTCACTATAGGTATGAATCATGCGGGCAAGATCAGATTCGGTTAATCCCAGTTTTGTACGGGCGCTTTTGATGCGTGCGCCAATACTTTCCACATGGACTTCAGGCACATTTACGCGAATAACTGACTCGCTGTTTTTTTCACTCAGCAGAGAAAGCGGATCGCATCCTAGGACGTTTGCCAGGGGGATAAGCATGCTGATGGTTGGTTCGTACTCTCCGCTCTCCCACTGGATGATAATTTCTTCATCGAGATCGAGCAGCCTGGCGAGTTCGGCAGTTGTTAAGCCGCAGGCTTCACGTTTGGTGCGTATGCAGGCTATCTTGTTGCCTGAGCGAATAGAATGTTGTTGTTTTGTCGATGCGATCGCTAAAGCATATTCATGAGTAAATTCCAGCACATCAAACCCAACCTCTTTTAATCGCGTATCATCCAGGAGGTTGAAGGTGCGAACAGCACTGAGCAGGTTTGCGATGGTTAATGCAAAAGAATCGAGGTCTAAATCATCACATAAAACCTTGTTGTAAGTATTGAGGCTACATGTTTTTGGTGTTGTTTGTAAGGCTTCCATATCATCACCATGCAATTCTAAGTTGAAGTTAATCAATATATAATTGATGGTGAGATATTATGTATCAGGAAAACGCGTGTCAATCAAAAATTGATAAACTTGATTTTTTTGTAATGTGTGACCAATAATTTAATTTAAAATCAATAACTAACCAAATCTGTTGATATTGAATGGTACCGATGAGATGACTTTTGACTGGATATATAGCAGCGCCATTCCCTCTTTTTCGATGCTCCATGGCTGATAGTTGGGATTGTCTGATAAGACCATGATCTTGCTTCCAATTTTTTGAAGTCGTTTGATGTAACATTCGCCATCAAAGCAAAATGCATAAATGCCATCACCGTCAAAATAAGTTACTGTTTTATCTAAAAACAGCAAGTCCCCTGGGGAGATTGTTGGGGCCATGCTGTCCCCTCTGGCGTTACCAATTTCTATGTTCTTGAATGCTCTGTTACCGACCAGGCGGCGGGCATATTCAGGATCAAGTTCTATTGAGCGTACAACATCAATTAGATCTCCCCGAACATGAGTTCCGTCGCCGCAGCTGAATTCAACATCCAGTACATTGAACACAACGCTGTCTTCTCTTGTATGGTGTTTTTCAGCTGAAGAAAGTGTTGATGAGGTGTCTTCACCCAAAAACCAGGATTGTGGATAACCACTAATTACTGATAGTTGTGCAAGTTTATCGCTTCTGGGAAACGTCTTTCCTGTAGTCCAGTATTGTACTGATTGTGCGCTTACACCCAGCTTACGGGCTAGTTCAGCCTGACTCCAGCCTTTTGTTTTCAGCATCATTGCTATCCGATTTTCTGTGCTTTTTACATTCTTCATGGTGAGTTCCTGTCGAGGCTTTATACACATAAATATTAACTTGATTTTAGTGTATTCGATCCTTTTGAAACTTGCATGTTAATTTATTCTTGATGTATTCTTGATTTGTAAAGTTAATATTGGAGCTGTGCTGTGATAAAACTGAATGATTACGACATGTTGCGTAAATTGATTCCTCAAAACGCCATAGCAAGATACATCGGTGTTACGCCACAAGCGGTGAACCTGTGGTTTTCTAAAAACTCCGTTCCTTCTCGTTTTGTTTTACGGGTGTGTGAATTAGTTGAATGGAAGGTTACTCCGCATGGGTTAAGACCTGATCTATACCCTTATCCCGAAGATGGAATTCCTGATTCGTTACGAAAATCAAACGGTATTACCAGAGATTAAAGACTGACTGTCACGAGCAGTAACTCACGATGCATACGTTTTGGCGTGAGTTCTGAAATGTCATCCTCAAGGAGCAATCAGATGAATACCGCAATTTTTACCGATAAAGCATCCATGACCAGCGTTGAGATCGCAGAGCTGGTGGGCAGCCGCCATGACAAAGTGAAACAATCCATTGAGCGCCTTGCTGAACGAGGGATTATTCAGCTTCCCCCAATGGGGATTTCTGAAAATATCAATGGGTTAGGTTTAACTCAAAAAAGTAAGCATTATCTTTTCGAAGGTGAACGAGGCAAGCGCGACAGCATCATTGTTGTCGCACAGCTTTGCCCTGAATTCACCGCCCGCCTGGTAGACCGCTGGCGCGAACTGGAAGAACAAATCCGCAAACCAATGAGCCAGATCGAAATGGTTGCTGCAATGGCACTTGAAGCCGTTCGTCAACAAAGACGTCTTGAGCAGGTGGAAGAGAAAGTCACCCACGTTACTGAAACCGTCGAGAAAATCAAAAGAGGCACCATACGCGATGGTTATGCAGGCTACCGTCAGCTGGTGGCGAAAACGGGTATGTCAGATGCGAAATGCCGCAATCTGGTGAACGCATATCAGATCCCTACCGACCCCCATGAGTTCATGAGGCCGGATGGATTGTTGTCTCGTCGCGCAATTGTTGCTGTGGAACCGTTTATGGCTGCTTTTTATCGGGTTATGGAGGAAGCAGAACCGCGAGGGACTCGCTGGTATTACCCGAAAATGGGGGTATTTCAGGTTATTGGTTGGCAGAAATAAGAAAGGCCGGCAGAGAAAACCGGCCAGTCGGGTTTATCGTCGGAGATATTACGTGAAAAACAATATCAAAGTTTTCGATTTTAAATCAAGCACTGGTGAATTGTTGTCATCAGTTCGTAGTGTGGTCATTGATTCAACACCATGGTTTTTTGCCGTGGATATATGTAACGCGCTGGGGCTGACAAATACTGCTATCTCCCTTCAGTCCATCGATGATGAAGATAAAACCGAATATAAGGATTACTTAGGTTCGGGACGTAAGCCTTTGCTGGTCAATGAATCCGGGCTCTATGCGCTGATTATCAAAAGTCGAAAAAAACAGGCAAGACGTTTTAAACGGTGGATTACATCGGAGGTAATTCCGTCAATTCGTAAAACGGGGAATTACAGTCTTACCACAATGACATCCCTACCAGATTTTAGCGATCCGGCTGCTGCTGCCCGTGCCTGGGCGGATGAATATGAGGCTAAAAACAGAGCAATTAGTTACGTTCATCGTCAGGCCCAATACATCGAACATCTGGAAAATTTATTCCAGCCTGGCATGACACCGGTTCAGTTCTGCAAGCAACTTAATGGAGTAAATGTTCAGCGTATCACAGCATTTCTGGAGGCTCACAACTGGCTTTATGACGAGCGTCCTGAATCGCGAAGCCCCGCATGGCGTGTAAAGGCATATGCCCGAGATCTGTATCTGACCGAACGTCACCACTATATCGATTCAGGTTATGAAGAAGGGTTTTATTCGTATACACCAGTTCTTCTCCAGAAAGGGGCGGTCTGGATTTATCGCCAGTATCTTAGAGGTGCATTACCCATGAAGAGAAACTGGAATGGCGAATTCACCCACGATAAAGAACTGGCGGGTGCTGCATGATTGTTCTCCAAAATATTGATTCCTCAATTTCGGGACGTTACACTGTTCAGGCACCTTATAAAGCGGGTGCCGGGCGTGGAAACCCGGAATTCACCAAAGCGCACAACCGCGCTCTTGCGGTTTTTTTGTGTCATGAGCAGCATTACGCCCAAATTATGGTGGGGCGTGCAGGGCCAACTTCGGTTGGGCCGGGTTCTTTGGTGACCGGTATTTCCACCCCTGTACGTCTCACCACCAATAAGGTCGTGGAAAGCCTTGGTGGTGAGTTATTAAAAATCACCAAAGAGGCTGCCATCATGCTACGATCCCAACCCTCACTCAACCTGAAATTGCCATCGTTGATGGTCAGGCTGTTACTTCATCCCTGGCTGTTGCCAACTTCTTCTCCAAACGTCATGACGATGTACTGAAAAAGATCCGCACGCTTGAATGTTCCGCATCATTCACTGCCCGCAATTTTTCGGTGAGTGATTACACCGATTGCACAGGCCGCAAACTACCTTGCTATCAAATAACCCGCGACGGCTTTGCGTTTCTTGCTATGGGCTTCACTGGTAAACGTGCTGCCCGGTTCAAAGAGGCATACATCAACGCCTTTAACCTGATGGAGAAGAGTTTATCAGGTGCCGATGCGTCTGATATGTCAGCTGTCGCACGAAACGCCAGAGGCGTATACCTGCATTTGCGTGAAATCCATCAAATCTGGACAAGCCAGCTTTATCCAATGCTTAAGGCTGTTGAATCTCCGCTGGCCAGCAAACTGTACGACCGTGTAGGTGATGCTGTTTTTGGTGCTGCACTTGTTGATTCCAGGCTGAATGGTTCTGACAAGGAGGTGCGTCCATGATCCGCCACATCGTTAATTTCCTGTATCACCGATACAACCATTGCCCCCGTGTGGGGCAGTGGTTCACCACCAGCAACGGACACGTTCTGCGGGTTTGCCTGGTCAATACAGAAAGCCAGAAGGTTGTCTGTCAGGTTCAGGGGCGTACTCATACCCTGAGTTATCCGCTGGTGGCGTTTCAGTCCGGAAAAATGTTTAAGCGTCTGGGAGGTGCCGTGTGATTTGTAAATTAACGCCTGAAAAAAAAGCGCTCAATAAGAGTTCAAGGCTGCTTTTATCTTATTTGCAAAATGCTTCAGGTGAGCAGGGTTTTGTGGAAATTTCTCTTCTGGAATTGTCCGCAGCTCTTGGCTTATGCCGTAACACAATCACAAACGCTACGGCATTACTCGAAGATCTTGGCGTTGTCACTGTTTCCAGGGGGAGAAGGAATAAAACGAAAAGTGGAAAGGAAAGTGCAGGGAAAAATATTTACAGGTTGATCCAGTCAGCGACCAATAATAAGGACTACGCCATAGTCATGCCGCGTAAGGAGGTCGTATGAGTCGTTACGCTCCTACACCGGAGGTTATGGCTATTGGTCAAATTAATATTTCCGGCAATGTCACACCGCCATCCTGGTGGAAACATATCCAGCTACCCAGTGGGCGTCCAGATGCGACTGCCATTGCGCTGCTTTCAGAGATTGTTTACTGGTATCGCCCGACAGAAGTCAGGGATGAGCATACAGGGGCTTTACTGGGATATCGCAAGCGTTTTCAGAGTGACAAGCTGCAAAGAAGCTATCAGGCGTTTGCTGAGCAGTTTGGCTTTGGGAAAAGGGAAACCGCAGATGCGCTGAAGCGTCTTCGTGATGCCGGGTTTATTACTCTGGATTTACGCACGGTGGAAATGCTCGATGGGGTGAAATGCAGCAATATTTTGTTTGTCGGGATCAACCCACAGGCAATTGCTGCCATCACCACACCTTCTTCTGTTTCGCCAGAAAGTAACAGCAATAATGCAATCAGCGATACAGCTATTACGTTAAAACGGAACACCCCCCAACGTCATAACGGAACAGGGGATACGCCGAATGTTGATACAAATACAGAGATTACTACAGAGATTACAACGGAGACTAAAAACACTATTGGCGCATCCGCTGACGCGTCTGCACCAGCGCGTTCTGCCAGACAGGAATATTCACCGGAATTTGAGCAGGCCTGGCAGGAATACCCCAAACGTGCTGGTGGTAATTCCAAGTCAGCAGCTTTCAAAGCCTGGAAAGCCCGAATCAGGGAAGGTGTGACACCAGAAACCATGCTCAACGGTGTGAAACGCTATGCCGCCTGGGTGCGTGTCTCAGGAAATATCGGCACCCAGTTTGTGAAGCAGGCGTCGACGTTCTTTGGCCCCGATCGACACTTTGACGAATCCTGCAACAGCCTGCCGTTCCCGGAGGTGGGCGGCAAAGACAGGTCGATGTTCTGTCTGGCCTTGGTGCCATGTCTGACAAATTCGGTAAATCCAGCGACAAACTGACATTCTGAGGTGACAGCGATGATGACGTTTAACCTGCGTGAACAACAAACAAGACTACAGGCGCAGATGGATGAGTTACGGGCAGAGATTGCATTTGCTCAGAAGGGCGAAAAACCATGGCCTTATCGTTCCTGCTGGATGCGTGAAGGGCGCGGGTGTTGCGAAAAACATGGCGAATACCACACACATATTCTGGTGTGGAGCGATCGTAATGGCGAGGACAGAGAAAAAATTTCATGCTGCCCTGACTGCTTGATAGCTGAGGCCAACGATTTGACCATGGAGCTGTCGTCCCTCAAGGCGGAAGAACTGACTGATAACGCCGGAATTGCTCTGCGTTTTCGGGACTGCGAGTTTGATAATTATCTGGAGGTTAATCCTGACGCAGCCAGAAATCTTGCGGCCTGTCGCCGCTATGCGGAGAACTGGCCAGATATGCTGGAGAACGGTACCAGTCTTGTTATGACCGGCAGTTGCGGTACCGGGAAAAATCATCTGGCGGTATCAATGGCAAAACACATCATCCGTAACTATCTGGCCAGTGTGGAGATCACCGACGTGATGCGCCTTACCCGTGCTGTGAAAAACTGCTGGCGGAATGACAGTGAAAAAACAGCGGATGGCGTCATTGAGCATTATGCGTCACTGGATTTGCTGATCATCGACGAAGTCGGCGTTCAGTTTGGCAGTGCGGCTGAAATGGCCATTTTGCAGGAAATTATCAATGCCCGGTATGAGGGTATTTTGCCAACTATCTTGATCAGCAACCTTTCACCGGAAGAATTGTGGGCGTTCATCAGTCCCCGGATTGCCGACAGGATCACCAATGGCGGGCGCAACTGGTTGTCGTTTAACTGGCCCAGCTACCGTTCTCGTATCGGAGGTGTTGCCGCATGACCAGCCAGAACACCCCGGCATGGCGTAACGATGACCTGGAAGGCGCTGTCATTGGCGCGTTTTTTCTGCGTGGGGCTGATCCGGAAGTGATGGATATTCTGGCCACATTGTCGGCGGACGTTTTTTCTGCACGACAGTACCGGGATATTTACGCGGGAATTTGCAGACAGGCCCGTGTATCCGGCGTCATTGACCCCGTACTGCTGTGCAATGAGATGCCGGAACTTGCCCCGGTGATTACCGACACCGGACGCAAAACCTGGGTGAAGTCTTCACTGGAGCACTATGTCGCAGCGTTGCGGCGTAATGCCGCACTGCGCGATGCAGAAAAAACACTGACTGAAGCATTACAGAATTTACGTGATGCGTATACCTGTGAAGCAGCCGAGGATGCCCTGAAGGATGCGCAGAACATGATGGCCTCACTGTCGACCGGAAAGGGCGTCATTCAGCCGGTTCACATTGATGATGTCCTTCCGGAAGTGGTCGACCGTGTTGAATGCCGCAATCAGGGACTGGAGAAATCCAGGGCGCTGATGACCGGTATTGATGAACTGGACGCAAAAACGGGCGGTATGGAGCCAGGCGACCTGGTATTCATTGCGGCTCGTCCTTCGATGGGGAAAACCGAACTTGCGCTGGATATCATCGACAAGGTGACTGAGCAGGGGCATGGCGTGCTTCTGTTCACCATGGAGATGGCGAACATCCAGATTGGTGAACGTATGGTGTCTGCAGCAGGGGGAATGCCGGTATCCCGTCTTAAGTCTGTTGCCCGTTTTGAAGACGAAGACTGGGCACGTTTCTCACAGGGCGTGGGACGAATGACGGGGCGTAATATCTGGATGGTGGACCAGGCAAACCTGACCATTGATGAGATATGTGCAACCACGAGGCACCACCGGATGAAACACCCGGAAACGGCGCTGGTGGTGGTCGATTACCTCGGCCTGATTAAAACCCGCAGCACGGGGCGTCACGACCTTGCTGTGGGGGAAATCTCAAAGGGACTTAAAAGCCTGGCAAAATCCGGCGGTTTTCCGCTGATTGCTCTGAGCCAGCTCTCCCGTGGCGTGGAATCCAGACCCAATAAACGCCCCATGAACTCGGACCTGAAAAACTCAGGGGAAATAGAGGCGGATGCAGACATCATTCTGATGCTTTACAGGGATGAGGTGTACAACCCGGAGACACAGGCGAGAGGCATAGCTGAAATCAACATCACGAAACAGCGTAATGGCACGCTGGGTACCATTTACCGGCGTTTTCATAACGGGCATTTTCTGCCTGTGGATCAGGAGAGTGCCCGGGTTCTTTCCACTCCCATGACGCCGGGCAATCCGCGCAGATACAGCAATAACCGCATGTCGGGTAGTAAAACGGAGCGTTTATTTTGAACAACAGAACAACCACTGTTTCACCGGAACAACTTCGTCGGCAGGCGCAGGAGATGCTTCGTTGTGCTGAACAGATGGAAAAAACGAGCGTGGCAAAAGATACGCTCCGCAAGCAGCTTACTCCGGCGCTTCGTGATCTGCTGCAGGCAAAACACCGCACACAAAAGGCGGTGGATGAGCTGGTGGATTGCGTGGCGGAACTGGAAGGCCAGGTAAGCCAGTTTGAAACGCTGGTGAAGGAGTTTACTGCGTGATGGCTGAATTTTTTTCTCCTGCGTTCATGCAATACCGTTCGCTGAGGTGACCGTGAGAGCACTGCTGACCCCTGAAATTGCCCCGCGTATGGGGATCGTCTTGTTCAGACCCGGTTCAGAGCTGATGCCCCTGTTTATGCAGGGGCGTGTCCTGCTGGAGCCTGAGCCGGAACGTTATTCATCTTTTGCCAGTGGTGCCGTTCCGGCAGCATCACAACCGCTGGCGGATGATCCTGCCGTTCGGGCCGTGTTCCGCAATGAGGCAGTGATCCGTCGTGCTGGTGGCGTGGAATGCCTTGAGAGCTGGTTACTTCGTGAAAAAGGCTGCCAGTGGCCTCATTTCGGATGGCACAGCGAGAACATGACCACAATGCGACACGCGCCGGGCGCAATCCGTCTGTGCTGGCACTGCGATAACCTGCTTCGCGATCAGTTCACGGAACGTCTGGAGTCAATGGCAACGGATAACTGTGCCCGCTGGGTGTTGTCCGTAGTCCGTCGTGATCTCGGTTTTGATGACAGTCACGTTGTGACAATGCCTGAACTGTGCTGGTGGCTGGTTCGTAATGACCTGGCGGATGCCTTACCGGAAAGTGCAGCCCGTAAGGCCCTGAGATTACCGAAGCCTGTTTTGCCGTCTGTCACCCGGGAGAGTGACCTTGTGCCTTCGGTTCCTGCCACCAGCATTATCCAGGATAAAGCGAAAAAGGTGCTGGCGCTGAAAGTGGATCCGGAGTCGCCGGAGTCTTTTATGTTACGCCCCAAACGTCGTCGCTGGGTTAATGAAAAGTACACGTGCTGGGTTAAGACGCAGCCGTGTGCATGTTGTGGTAAGCCAGCCGACGATCCGCATCACCTGATTGGTCATGGTCAGGGTGGAATGGGTACAAAAGCGCATGACCTTTTTGTGTTGCCTTTGTGCAGAAAACACCATGACGAACTGCATGCGGATACCGTGGCATTTGAAGAGAAGTATGGTTCCCAACTGGAGCTGATATTTCGTTTTATCGATCGCGCACTGGCGATTGGTGTGCTGTCCTGATTTTGTGGAGAAAGTTGATGCGTGATATTCAGATGGTTCTCGAACGCTGGGGTGCATGGGCGGCAAATAATCATGAGAATGTTAGTTGGTCGCCAATTGCTGCGGGGTTTAAAGGCCTCATCCCCTCAAAAGTAAAATTTCGACCGCAATGTTGCGATGATGATGGTCTTATCATTAGTTCAGTTATGGCAGTTCTCAAGAAAAAGGAACCATATCAATACCAATTACTGGAAATGTATTATGTATATGGGATCACATTACGAGCGCTAGGGGCGAAAATGGGGATATCGCTTAATCAAGTTGTTATTAGATTGCAGAAAGCTGAAGGGTTTGTTGAAGGGTGTCTGGCAATGCTCGAGGTATCTTTAGAAATGGATTGTTATATGAATCACGAAAATGATTCAAGATAAATGAACTGTTACTAGTTATATTTTACAGTAATCTCCTGATGATACACGTTCAGCAGGAGGTTATTTGTGAATGAAAATGTAAGACACATATTGCTGGATGCAATTGAAAATAAGAAATCTTTAACGGTAATTTACTTAGGAGGTAGTCAGCCAGGAACATTGAGAGATATATCTCCGATAAGCATATCAGAAGATAAACTTAGGGCAAGATGCCATAGTACTGATGCTGTAAAGTTTTTTAATATTGGGAAAATACAACTACCTAGTGACTCGTCCATGATAACTGTGCCATATGGAAGTTTAGATCTTAAAGTTTATGAGACGATGCAGAGTGTGTATGAGGACTTTCATAGCCTGTATCCGGAAGGTCGATGGGGAGTTGAATTTAATGATCATAAATTTGCTCTATTTGATTTTTTCAAAAATGGAAAAAGAAAAAAAACAGCATTTATGGCAATTCAGTTTATGGAAAGACATGAGGATGAAACAAGAACGGAGATAACAATTGATGTCAGTCTATCAGGTGTTGTGATTTCGGAGGGAGCCAGAACACCTAAAAGACGTCCGTGGGTTGTGACTGGTCCTGGGCGTGGAGAGCTCAGAACTTATTCAACGTTAGACAAAGCTGCTACAGAGTTTTTTAAGCGACTTTCATTGATGGTATCTATGGCGATTGAAACATAAGGGATATAAAGATACCGAAGAAATGATTTGTGTTATAACAAAAACCATCTTAATCTGTTAAGAGTGGTCACTCCGTCATACAGCTTAAACCTGCCGCCTGGCGGGTTTTTTTATGACTGAAATCACGCCAGTACAGTAAACGCGCTGGCGGCGGTGAATACCGGTCTTTCAGCTTGCTGGCTTTTTTGACAAGAGTTATTGGTGTGTCACGTTAACCGGAAAAGGGAAAAAGACATGCTGAAACAGCAGGATATGACAGAAACCGCCAGAGTGGTGTTTAATGAATTAAGTGCCACCGCACCGGCGACTGTCGGGGAGATTGCACAGAATACGTACCTTTCACGCGAACGCTGCCAGCTAATACTGACCCAGCTTGTTATGGCGGGTCTGGCAGACTATCAGTTCGGTTGTTACAGACGCCTTCAGTCCTGAAGGCTTTTTTATTTGTGGTAAATGGGCGGCTGGTGGGTGTTAGGGGCACTCACCAGCCATCTGCTCATGCGTCCGGATCACAAGCAAACCTCAGGCCCACTGCTTTGCGCAAAAGCAGAATGAGCCTATCAGAGACAGGCTTAATGATCCATGCTTAATACTGTAAAAATATCCAGTTGTGAGTTGATCAACGCTGACTGCCTGGAATTTATCCG